GAACCGCCAGGCGGGATGCGGAAGATGTTGGTGTTCTGCCGCGATCCCGTGTCGCTGACCAGAAAGCCTGGGAAGTTGGCGTACATGCCAGCGTCCAGCAATTCGCGCCACGCTGCGGTGATGGCGTTAGTGGTGTTGCCCAAGATGTGCAGTAGGCCGATGTCGTAGAAGCCAAGGCCTGGCACAAAAGTATATTTGACAAAGTTTGTGCGAGCCTCTGGCAGGTCGGCGGTGTCCTGATCAAAGTTGCGGGTGATGGACAGGATTTTGCGTGAAGACACGTCAACGGTGACACGGTACGGGATTTCTAGGCCAGTCACCTTGCCCTTGAGCTTGTGTTCGTACCCCTTGATGTCAAGTTCGCAATAGACCTCGTAAATCTCGCGGTCGCGGTCATCGGGGTTGGACGATGTAGCGGTGATGCCCTGCTGCGAACTCTTGGCATCCTGAGAGGCATCTGGCGTGACCTCGTTGGGTGTCTCCAATTCTGTGTCGCTGTAGATGCCAATAATCTGAAGGCGCTTGACCGTGCTGGGCCGCATATACACTCGGTGCGTAACGCGCTTGGCGTTTGACAGGTCGGTGGCGGCGCTGTTCACAATCAGGTTGTCGGCGTCCACGCTCTCGCTGACGGGGCGGTTGCGCAGCGGGCAGAAGTAGACCTTCTTGAACGATGTGCCACCAAAGCCCAGCATCAGCAGCATGCGGTCTGTGTCGGGGTAATACTCGCGCGCCGTGCTGGTCAGATAATGGTTCATGTCTTTCTCAAGCGCATTGGCAATCTCATCGCGCTGGATTGTGCTGCCGTTTGCGTCATCGCGGATTTTGACGGGGCCATCGGTGGGCAACAGTTCAGATCGCGCATTGGCTTGAAAGCGCAGCACAGCCTCTTGCAGCAGCGGGTGGCGCACCTTTGACATGCCTTCCACAGGCGCACCATCGGACGCGCCGCCAAGGCCAGGTATTTCAATCTTGAGGCCCAACAGCTTAATGCCTTGAGCGCGATCTTCAATCCATTCGCTGCGGCTCTCAAGATCATCGGACACGCCACGGATCAGATCGTCCGCAATGTCTTGGAGTTCGATGTCATCAATCTCGCCAACGAGGTTGTCAAACCAGCCCTCTGGCGGTGTTTGCTCGTTGTCGGGGTCTTTGATTGGTTTGCCATCCAGTGACAGCGTAATCGACCCATCTCCGTGTTCGATCTTAAGGATGGCACCATCCTGCGAGATTTCAGGCATGTCATCAGGCTCGGTATCGTCATGCTCAACGGTCACGTCCATCGGGCCAATGGCGGCATCAGCTTCATCATCAAGTATGCGGATATTTGGGTTTAAGCCTGACATTGGATTCCCTCAAAGGTAATGGCTGCGCCCACATTAACAGACGCAGCCACGAATATCAACGCGCGATGGCCTCCACGGGGCGGTCAGGCTGATTCTGGTACTTACCATCGTATTCTGAACCGTTGATGATCATTGCTTCAGCCCCTCCCGCGCCATTGCAGCCATACGCTTTACGACTCCGCTACTGGTGGGCTTTTCCTCTGCGGCGATGCCGCGCAGATACTTTTTGGCGCGATCCAGTTTGTTAGAGTAATCCATGAAAAGATTCATCGACTCATCAGCGCGTTCCATTTCATGCTTGAGGCGTTCCTCAAGTTGACGGATTTTCTTCCACGGGTTCCAGATCATTCTTCACTCCTAAAAAATATTTCTGATGTTTCTCAACATACCACTGGGGCAATATCGTCATCAAGTCGCCACGGTTTGGGCGGCTGTACAAGCCAAACTCGCCACGGTAATACTCACGGCACCGCACTCGAAGATCATGAATTATATCGGCTGGGTCAACAAGGTGAAACCCTGCGGGCGAACTTAAGGCAATGAGCCTGTCCACGCCGTTTGGTATTCCCCACCCAGCCTGCGGCATGGGCCTGTTGACCGTGCGCAGTTCCCACCACATCGTGTAGTCAACAGGGCCACCTCGGTACAGGCGCTTTGGGGCTTTAACATCCACCCTGCCAAACTCAGCATCGAGCAAGTCCCAATGCTCATTCATGTTCTCATCGGTGGTCGCCCGCCGCAAGATGAGGTCGCCGCGAAGTTCAGCAAACATGATCTCCGCGCCAACCCCGCAGATCATTCGTCACCCCCAAACAAGACGCCAATCACGGCGGTGATTGGCCAGAAAAGTATGACCAAGATGGCAACGGAAACATGGCCCTCCCTCATGGTGGGAAACGTGTCACGGACAAATTCAACGACATGTTCAAAATCATTGACGAACCAGATTACGGGGATCAGGTAAAGCAACTGCGCGGCAACCATCCAGAGTTCCATTATTCTGCATCTCCATTCCGATGTTCCTCAACAAAACGGCGGATGCCTTCCATGGCCATCGCCGTCTCGTCCTCGCCTTCAATCTCATATGTGCGGGTGATCCCGCTGTGTTGGCCCACGCCAACCACGGTCACAGTATTGCCATCAATGACTGCGTTGCACAGAACTCTCATCGTCGCCCTCCCCACATTTGTGTTCAATTATGCCCATGCCAAACTCCTGAACCAATGCAATCACATCGAGTATAACGTTAGCCTCGCGCCCTTCTTTTGCAGAAGCGATTGCCAAAATCATCATATTTTTTACCATAACCTCAATTGCATCGTACGGCAAAATTTCAAGCTTGATGCATGTATTGGCCACAAGCAAAGATATTTCCTTTGAAAGCTTTTGCTTTTTTTCCTCATCGGTCATTTTAATCCTCATGCGTTGTAGAGCGGCGCATCTCCATTCCCATGGAAAACTTTGCTGCCCTCGATTTCAGCCATTCTCTCTGCGGCTCGTGTGAGCATACCCACATCACGCAGATGTTTCAAGGCCATACTGACGGTATCGACAAGATCGTCGTGTTTGCCGCGCGGGAATGACGAGGTCTGCCTGATCACCATCTCGGCCCAGTCCTTGTTTGGGGCGTACACCATGCCCTCGCTGAAGATGTGCTGCACCGAATACAACCTCGCCACCTTGTCGAGGGTCTTGGGGTCATACATCTGGACAACAAAGTCCTCGTTGCCGAACAGCCGCCGCATCTCCTGCGCCACCGAGTGGCCCGCCGCCTTGTTCTCGATCAGAAGCACATCGACCTTCATCCGCTTGCAGATGTCGGCCACCTTGTTGGTGAGGTCGTGGACTTCAAGCTTGTCCTGCCACGCATACATCATCATTGCTTTTGGCACGGGGCCGAGGGACGAAGATTGGATGCTGCGGGTCACGTCCATCGGCCTGCCGTATCGGTCAACCATCCGCGTGGCCGCAGATTCCGAACTGCCACCGAACACGCCCCAGATCGTCAGCGCGCTTGGATCATTCTCGGCTTTGGTCGTGTAGGCGGTGTCCAACGATGCCACGATGTACTCAATGGGTGGGTACTCGGCCCGCTCCCACAACTGCCACCATGCGTCCTGAATGATGCCGCCGCCGCGAGGCTCTGGTGACTGCGCGTGCTGCCCAGCGGTCGCGTATGGCCCCATAGCAGCCTCGTCACGGTCAACCACATGCTCAGGGAATCGGTCGGGAAAAAGCAGTTCGCCATCTTCCTCGCGCGGGTCTTCATAGCCCAGCATCGTCGGCTGCGCCCGCAGCGGGTCGTACCGCATCGGCAACATGATGTGGTCATAGCCCATGCCGCCCGCGTCAAGGATGGTGCCTGACACGTCCAGTTCGTGCAGGCGCTGCATCACCACCACGATGGCCGATTTGTCAGGATTATTGAGGCGCGAGGTTACGGCTTCTTTGAACAGTTGCGTCACCGCCTGTCGCTTGGCCTCAGAGTTTGCGTCATCCACGCTGTGCGGGTCATCGATGATCACACGGTCACCACGGTAGCCCGTGATCCCCGTGAAGGCGCAGGCCTGCCGTGAGCCTGTCGCGGTGGTCTCAAATTTGCCTTTAGCGTTCTGATCGCCCACCAGCTTGACGGTGTCGCCCCAGTGGCCCTGATACCACTCGCTGCTGACCAGTCGCCGCATGCGCAGGCTGTCACGCAGGGCAAGCTCCAGCGAGTGCGAGGCGCAGACATACCGCATCGACGGCATGCCCTGCGGCCCCCACTCCCACGCGCACCAGAACACCATGAGCAGGGACTTCATCGAACCAGGCGGGACGTTGATGAGGATTCGATTGTAAAACGTCCCGTCATCCAAAACCTCGCCGCGCGTGACGGCTTCAAGGTGCGCGCAGATAAAATCAATGTGCCAGCCATGGACATACGGCTGCTCAGGCTCGATCACATGCCACGCTGCTTGAACGAACTCGGCCAGTGACAATTCGCATTTTCGTTTTTCAATAATTTTACGTTGCGCGGTAGCATCAATTGCATATGGAAGCTTGATCACGCCCACAGCAGTTCCACCTCATTGCTGTCATCATCAAACACACCGCAGCACATCTTGGACATGCCTGCGTCGAGGCAAATCCGCCTCTGGCCGATAAACACACCTGGCGTGTGGCCATGCACCACGGTCATCCCGCGATAGCCGATGTCAGCGCCCTCTGGATAGCGATACCACTGGGTCACGCTCTCTGGTTGATCCTCCAGATCGTAGGACTCATCAACACCGCCATGGACGTAGACACGTTTGACATCACTGTGAGTGATCGGCAGGTCACAGAACCACTCAACGTCTCCCATCAGGGCGTCCATGTCCACCTCGCCAGTGAGCGGGTGCTGATATGACATGAGGGTGGCCTGCCCGCCGTTGGCCATCCAACGCGTCAATCTGTTGCTGCGGATCATGTCCTCGTGATTACCACGCAGACACACGGCATTGGGCAGTGAACGCACCAGTGCCACCACCTCACGGCTCTGGCTGCCGCGATCCACATAGTCGCCGAGGAACACCATCTTTGCGCCCTCTGGTATCTGCGCCAACAGCGCCTTGAGCGGCTCCAGTCTTCCGTGGATGTCAGTCATGACATACGTCCTAGACATCGGAAAGAACCTTCTCCAGCATCTCCAGTTCCTCAAGGGAAAGCTTGGACACGTCGATGGTGTTCTGTACCCTGATTGGCGCATCCTCAACGCCGCCGATGAATGTCTTCTCGCCGTATTTTTTTGGGTTCATGCGGCCTAGCGCCCACTTGCGCGTGTCAACACGCAGCCTGCTGCGCTGCACATGCTCGCCATTCAGGGCAAACGATGTCGGGTCATCGGCGTTTTTCAGCATGAAATCATTAGTGCCGTCATCCGCAATGTTCAGAACTTCCTCAAACATCGCATCGGCCCGCATTTGCGTGGCGAGCGCGTACTGTGATGTTCGGTCGGGGTTTGTCCTCAATATTTTCATCAAAGTGCTAATAGCTGGCATGTGGTCGTCTTTGCAGATTGATCGGACACTCTCGCCATTCACCATGCGCTCGCAAATCTCATCAAACAGTTCATCAGTCATATTAAACAACATAGCCGCCACTCCGTAATTGGGATGGCGGCTACATATCATGAAATGTGCGGTCAGTCTAGTTGGGGGCAGCCCTCACTTCGGCCTGCTGATTTTTGTTTGCTTCACGCCATCGCGCTCGCCATGCTCCTTGATGGTGGCCTTGACCGTGACCGTAGCACCCTTCTCGCCCAAGACGTTGATACCCTTGTAGATCACCGAGTTGCCATCTGCGTCATGCATGATGTGCAGGTACGAGGCACCATAAATGCCGTCGATCACGATCACGTTACGGATCGTTACGGTGAAGTTGCGGCGCTCACCCACGGTGCCGATCCAGTTTGACGTGGCTGCCTCCTCAGCGCGCTTGGCGGCATAGCCTGCAACACGCTCCTCGCCGCGCGCAATCATCGCCAGCGC